CATCTGGTCGGGATCCATCTCGGGTCGTGCTTTCGGTCCCGCTTTGGCGTCCCACTTGATGATCAGGTCGCCGATCTTTGCCCGACGGCCCCGCTTGCCCTTGGCCGAGTTGTAGACCGCGGCCGCGATCTGGGCGGCGTGGTAGTCGGCGCGGACCGCTCCGAGTGGCCCGTTGACCTGTTCCCACGCCATCCATTCGCTGAGCTCTAGTCCGGAGAGCCGGTTGATCTCGGCGAGGCTTCGTCCGAGGTGTTCGGCGAGTCGGTGCCGGAACCGGCGCTCGGGCCGGCTCCGGAGTTTCCCGCTATCTCCGCCACCTGCTCGGCGTCCATGCCGGACAGTCGCGACGCGGTCTTGAACAGCTTGTCGAGGACCCGGCCCGACTTCTGGCCGAGCTTGCCGACCTCGGCGTCGCCGAAAAGCCGCCGCCCCTCGGCGTCGACGAGGCAGGTCGCGATGAGCCGCTCCCGCAGCGTCTTGAACGCCTCCACACGGATCTCGACGGTCTGGCCCTTGGCGGCCACCATGGTCGCCTCGATCAGGCTGCGCTGTGAGCCGTTGAGGCCGCGTACGCGTACCTCGCCGCCCCATTCGGGAACCGGCACGTCCTCCCACGGGAGGTCATCGGCGGCGAGGATGTCGCCGCTAGTCAACAACGCCATAGGTCAGCTCCCGGCCGTGTGCGACAGGGTCGGCTTGCCGGAGATCTGGAATGTCGCGGTCCGGGCCATCTTGTCGTCGTAGGGGAACTCGTCGGAGAGCCCGGTCATGACGCCGGCGAAGTCCCACGTGTACTCGTCGGCTGTGCCGGGGAACAGCAAGATCTGATAGTTGCGCGGCTCCGAGTCCTCGAAGTCGTCGTCCAGGTCGTGGCTCGCCACGCGCGGGTCGTAGTTGACGTCGATGCTGACCTCGCCGCCGTTCTTGAGCGAGCCGAGGAACTCCATCCAGCCGTCGGTGCTGTCGTGGGCGGTGACGTCGATCGTCTCCCGCTGCCGGTCCGGTCCCGAGATGTTCGTCACGTTGGCGATCGCCGTGAACTGCTCGGACATGGCGCCGTCACCCCGCTTGAATTGGGTGCCGAACGCGTCTGCTCCTGCCATGGTGCCTATCCCTCCTGCTGTGCGGTGATGATGCGGAACCTCAGAACGTGGTGGCGGATCTGCGGGTCTGGATCGACCAACGCTTGGTCGTACTCCTGCCGGACGCTGACGATCACGTGGCCGTCGAGGTCGTCGGCGCCGGCAGCCTACAGCGCGGCCGCCTGATGGTCGAGGAGCTCCCCGATCCGTGCGGCGATCGCCTGACCGGTGGCGTTGCCCCGACGCCGGGTCCAGACGTGGACCGTCTCGGTGATCTGGCGACCAAACTGGCCGTGCGCGTTGTCCGGGATCGACAGGTGATCGCCGATCCGAATCCATGGCATCACCTGCGTCTCTGGGACCTCGTCGTGCACGCCGCCCGGGGCCAGGTCGAGGAGCGTTTCGTCTTCGCCGAGTAGCCGGTAGATCGCCGCCTGGACCGGGTGGATGGGTGATTCGGAGACCGGTGTCGTCATCGGAGCGCCTCCTCGATCGACCCGCCGATGGCCTCACGCATCCGCCGCGGGTAGCGCTGCCGCGAAGCCTCGGCCGCCGGCAGGGCGTACGGCTGCTCTGGTGTGCTCGAGGTGCCGTGCTCGACGAAGAACGAATGCCGGGCGGTCGACACCGCGTTGCCGCCTAGGCCGTCCTCGTCGTGCTCGGACTGGATGCCGTCGCGGAGCTCGCCGGTCTTGTAGGGCGCGAACCGGCGCATGTCGTCGGTGGTCTCCTCAACCTCGTCGTGGGTGGCCTTGATCGCCCCTTCGCGCACGGCGGTGGGGAGCTCGCCGAGTTGCTCGGTGAGCCTTTCGAGGCCCTCGATGGTGACGAGGTTGCGGCGGGGCATCAGCGTCCTTTCCGGTCCAGCTGCCGGCGGATGGTGCGGAGCTCGCCGGCGATGGCGAGCAGGGCCCACGCGACGGCGCGTGTGAGCTCCTGCGTGCCGTCCGCGGTGCGGGCTAGGTCCTCGGCCCGGCGCCGGCATTCGGCCGGCTCTGCGGGGCTGTCAGGCGGCGTCGGCATCATCGGCCGTGGCCTTCGCGCGGGTGGCCTTGCGCGGCTTCGACGCCGGCGGCGTAGCTGCGCCGTCGACGAGGTCGGCGTCGCCGGCCGGGGTGGTGGCGGTATCGGGCTCGTCTTCGCGGGGGAGACCGTCGACTATGCGGCGGAGCTCGTCGCGCTCGGCCCTTAGGTCCGCGACGTCCTCAACCACGCCACGGATCGGCCCGCGGACCTCACCGACCGCGGCCGCGTGCATGGCTGCGATCTGCTCACACGCCGAGTCGTAGTCGGCGCGGGGTACGACCACCTCGCGATCGACAGGCTCGCCGGCGGCGCCGGGCGGGTCCGGCCACAACATGAACGCCGCGGGGTAGTCGACCCGCAGCGGCTCCCACAGGTGCGGATGCGTCCGGACGATGTCGGCTCCATCGTCTGCTGTGGTCACGCCCTTACGCACCCTGCGCGTCCCTGCGAGGCCTCGGATCAGGCCGGTCCGCTTGGCAATCATGACCATGGGTGTGTGTCCTCTCGGATAAAGATGACGTCGCGCACCTCGGCGCCGGTCTCGGTCTTGCGCCCGAACGCCCAGCGTTGAATCCAGTCGTAGTCGCGCGGGAAGTGCGCGACCTCGACGAAGCCCCGGCCGGCCATGTACTCGACCATCGACTCGTACGTCGGCGACAGGGTCGGGTCCTCCACTGTGCACGTCTCGACCACGACCGCGCGCAACGTTTCCCACGGGGCAGCGGAGAGCACCGCGTATTCGTGGCCCTGCACGTCGATGACGGCCACGTCGGCGTCGGGGGCGATGCCGTCCAAGCGCCGGGTCGCCACCTGGACCTCACGGCCCTCGAGGCCGTCGACGAGCGTCGCCATGTTGGTACGGGCGGGGATGCGCAGCACCGCGGTTCCGTCGACGTCGGAGCACGCGGCCTCGACGACGGTGGCGTCCGGGTGGCGTTGCCGGAGCCGGGCGGCGAGCTCGGGGATGGGCTCGACGAGGGTGATCCGGTCGACGCCGGCGGCCCGGTAGTGCGCGACCTCTTCGCCGTCGTGGGCGCCGACGTGCACAAGGTGCGCCGGCCGGAGCTCGACCAGCACAGCGGCGACGGCCTCGCGGATCTCAGACGCTCGCACGGTCACCTCCGAGCGACGGGTGCCGGTCGTAGTCGGCCGGGTGGTCGAGGTCGTCGGTGAGGTCATCGATCTCGACGAACCATGGCCGAGAAACGATGTGCTTGGTCAGGGGTGTGTGTTGGATCGACCGCCGCAGCAGCCACCCAATCGGCCGGTTCGACTGGCCGGAGTCCAGCAAGCCTTGGCCGTGCGCTAGGTGCTGGTCGATGTTGTCGATCTGGCCCGGCCACCAAGACACGGCGAAAATCTCGCCGTACGGCTTGCCGGTGTGGTGGGACTTGCCGTGACGACCGAAGCACCAGTAACGCCGGCCAGCCTGTGTGCCGATCGTTGCCATCGCCGCGTCGGTGAAGTAGACGTCGCCGAGGAGCAGCACCGTACGGCCCTCTGTCGACCACCATGGCCGGGTCGAGGCGTACTCACTCTTCGTCGGGCCCGGGGTGTGCACGATCGCGCCTGGCACCTCGTAGCGGCCATCTCCGGCCGGGGCCATGACGTGTACCTCGTCGCCGTGCACGAGGGCCTGACGGACGGTCCGGTACAGCAGCGGCTCCCCGCCTGCGGGGGCGAGGTGCTTGGGGACGCCGAGGTGGTTTGCCCACCGGGTGGCGTCGCCGTTGCAGGCGATCACGAAGCGGGTCATCCGCGGCCCTTCCATGTGACGATGCCGTTCTGTCCGCCGCCGACGTGGTTGGGTCCGTGGCCGGCGGGCAGGTTGCATTTGATTGCCCGGCCGCCGTTTGGTCGCGTCGTGCCGTGGGCCTCGTAGTAGTCGTCGTAGCACAGGCCGGTGTTTCTCATGTTCACGCACATCCGGCCACCTCCGCGATCCACGCGAGACGGTGCCGCCACAGGTGACGGGACCGGACCAGCTCGAGGCCGGCGTCGGTCATCGCGCGACGCTCCGCAGGCGAGAGCTCGCGGTAGCGGTCGAGGATCTGCCCGAACTGGCCGCGGTCGTATCGGATCATCACGTCGTCGGTGAATCCCTGCTCGTCGAGGCCGGGCGTACGAGGGTAGGCGAGTAGCCCGCCGCGGCCGAGTGTGCGGGGGATTCGGTCCGACCAGTACCGTCCGGCTGGGGCGGAGTCTCCGAGGACCAGGCCCACCGACGCGTACAGGTAGTTCAGCTTCTGGTGGTAGAGCCGGTTGTGGCCGTTGCGTCCGACGTGGAGGAAACGGCTGCCCCAGGTTCGGCGCGCCCACGCGATGAGCCGGAACCGGTGGTCACCGTGGATGGACCGCAGGCACGACCCGACGAACACCGCGCGGGCGTCGACGCTCGGATCGGCCTTGCCGTAGCCGAGGTGTCGACTGCCGAACGGCGGCGGGCACCAGTGGTGGTTCACGCCGCGGCTAGCCCAGTTACGGTCGCCGCCGTCTGCGGTGAACACGTGCTGGGCCTTCCACCACGACTCGTTCCCGATCTTCTTTTCTCGCTGCGCGATACCCCAGTACAGGTCGAGGTGCAGGCCACACGTCACGGTGCCGGCGTCCTGAATCCGCGCCAACATCGAACGGTCGTCGAGCGGATTGTGGGAGTGGGTGCGCAGCCACAGCAGCATGTCTGCGCCCTTGGCGGCCCGGACGATGTCGTCCGCGGGCACGTCGCGGACCCGCATGAATTCGACGTCCCAGCCGAGCTCGCGGGCGCCCTGGTCGACGTCGACGTGCCACGACTCCATGCGGCCGTCGTTGCGCTCGAGGTCAGGGGCGCCGAGCAGAATCAGTCTCACGACCCCTCCTCGGCTGGTTCGGGCTGGATCCGTTTCGCCTCGATACGCAGATACACCGGATCCGACGGCTGAACGGTCGCGATGACGTAGAACGTGTCGCCGCCCCCGCGGAGCTCGTCGCCGCGGCGGACGTCCGCGTCGGGCAGGGCGTGGATAACGTGCGTGAGCTCGGCTCCAGCCTGGGCGGCCGCGACACGTTCGGCCGCCGTTGGCTGCGACACCTGGGCCTGGATCTCGCCGGCGGGCACCATTTCGACGTCCTGCCCGCCGGCGCCGTCCTCCATCGTGTCTGGCCGCCAAACGGCCAGCGTCCGGCGGAGCTCGTGGACGCTGACCCTCACGACCCGAGCAGGCTTTCCGTGCTGTCACCCGAGTAGGGCGACACCAGCGTCACCGCGACGAACGATGACCCCTGGGCGGCTTTGATGACGGCCTTCTGTTCGGCGTCGGTCAGGTAGACGGCCTCGCCGCCCTCCCGCCGAGCCCTGTCATACGACTGCGACCGGTCGCCCTGGGTCCGCTGCGACAGGGCCTCGGTGTTCTCGAAAGCCCGTTTAGCCGACCAGATGCAGATCTTCTCGACCCGCTGCGGGACGCCGACGACGGCCGACTCGTCGCCGTTGAGCCAGTCCTCGCCGGCGACGTCGCGGATGAGCTCGCTCGCGTCGACCAGGCACGCCGTTGCCCGGCTCGCCTCGTCCCCTTGCGGGGTGTAGCCGAGGCGAGCCGAGAACAGCGCCAGCGACGCGAGTGGCGGCCGGTCGGCCATCGTCAGCTCGTCGCGGTCTCGAGCACGACGATGCGCGGGAACTCGGTGCCGGAGTCGTTGTCCGGAACCGCGACCGCGCCGGCGAACGTCGACACCACGGTGGCGTCGGAGAGCTTGTCCGGCACGTACTGGAAGATCTGCCGCATCCCGATGCCGCCCGCCTCAGCTGTGGCCGTCGACGTGGCGCCACGCGGCGAGACCGGTACACGGTTCGCGAACGCGAAACCCGACTGGTGATAGGCGGCCGCCCGGCCCGCGGACAGCCCCGAAGACTCGACGACGGTGAACCCGCGGTATCGGCCGATGATGGCCTCGCGGAGAGCGGACGAGCTCCCGGACGCGTCGACCCGGGCGAGCAGGTCGGCGGCGAGCAGGAACGTCGCCACCTCGGGCGAGACGGCCAGCCACCGGTCCGTCAGCGGAACATCGTTGCGGCCGAGCAGCTCCCGGGCCTCGAGGATGACCTCGTCGATGTTGCTGCCGTCGACCTCGACGGTCAGGTCCGACGACAGGTTGTTCATGACGGTCGCCATCTGGTTCTCAGCCCGGGTCGCGACCGCGGCGACCTGGACGCGGGTGATCTGGCGTCCGAAGTCCTCGAGGTTGAGTGAGAGCTCCTCGTCGCTGACGAGCTTGGCGTGGTAGAGGTGGGCCAGCGTGACGTCCACCGCGACCTCGTCGACGTCGTCATAGGTGATGGTGGCGCCGGGGGTCGACTGGGTCCGGGCCGTGCTCGGCTGTGGGACGCGGACGGTGATGGTGTCGCCGTTCGAGCCGGCGAACTCGCCGCCAGGCACACGGGACGCTGTCATGGGCAGGACGAGCAGGCGCGTAAGCAACTCGATCGCGAGCGACGAGATGCCCTGCGCGGTGAGGACAGCCACTGCTGTTCACTCCTTCGCGGGTAGCAGCGGCATCCGCCGCTGTCAGAAAGGCCGTTTGAGGATGTCCTCGGCGAGCTCGGCCGGGGACTTGTCGCCCGTCGATCCGGGCACTGCACCCGAGGTGAGTTTCTCGGTCGGCCGGCCTGACGGGGGGAGCGCCTTAGCGGTGCTCTTGCTGCCGTCGCCGTCTTTACCGTCGCCCTTGGCGCCGTCCTTGCCGCCGCTGTCGGCGGACTTCCCGGCCTCGCCGGTGCTACCCGTGGCGCCGTTCTTGCTGGCGTCGCCGTCCTTACCGCCGGCTCCGTCGCCGGAGCCGTCCTTGCCATCGTCGCTCTTCGCGGCGTCTTGTGGCTTGAACGACGCGACGAGATCGTCCGCGTCGGCCACCTCGCGACGCAGGTCGCGCAGGTCGGCGTCTGCGAGCTTCTCCTCGAGCTTGCCGAACCGGTCGAGCAGCTTCTCCAGGGCGCCCCGGTTCTTGTCCGCGTCGTCCGCCCTCGACTTGAG